CCAAGCATTGATGGGTCAATTTCACGATAAGTAGCCATGTTACAACCTACAACTTTCTTAGTATGTGTTCAAAAGTTTGAAATCAGTCATAAACCCTGTATTTACCATCTGGCATCTGATAAGCAATCTTGCCTTTATCTCTGCCAGAAGTAACTGGAGCCTGTGGCAAATACTTACGCAATGCAGGAGCTTCAAACAAGGATCTTCTACCTTGTGGGGAGTTCTCCCACTTTTGAATAACATCAGGACCAGCATTTCTAGGATTAGATACAAATTCGTAAAACTGTTTCTTACGGGCATCAGCTTCTTGCATCAAAGCAATAGCGTATTTATTGGAGTCTTTCGGATCTGTAATAGTACCGAATCGGTTCTGTGCAAAGCCAATTTCAAAGTTAGAAATAGCACCTGGCAACTCAGAAACACTCTGAGAAGCCAATGTATTCAAACCCTGACGCATTGATGCAGCACTTGTTAAATACTGTTTAGCATTGTCACCAGTAACACCAGACGCATTCAAGAAGCTTGTAATAGCAGTCTTAGCGGGAGCAAAAGCACTGGTATCAAAGTTAGGGTTGTTCAAAGCATTTTGCAATTGTTGCAATGTGCCAGAACGCTGTGAAGCAACCTTATAACCCGCATAAGCGTCTTTCAAGATTGGCTCATAAGAAGCATTTAAAGCGGCTTGAGCAGTTGTTAAAGAGCCACCCTGAACTCCACCGCCACCACCACCGCCTTGCATTGGAGCGCCTTGACCTGCTACATTTTGTCCTGTAGCACCTTGTGTAGCACCACCTTGTTGCCTCATTGATGGAGGGGTAACAAAAGTAAATGCTTTAGCACCACTAGAGGTTGTGATCTCTCTAGGAATATTAGCTTCTCTAGCGCCAGTTTCAGCAGACTGTCTAGCAACTATTGACTGAATAGCGCCCGCTGCATCCCTAATACCAACAACATTCTGATTGGCATCAAACAAATACTCTTGACCTTTATCAAGTTCAGGCAATGTGTTTAGTGCGGCAGCACGTTTAGCACCTTGCAGTACATCTGTTTGGAATTGCAGTTGACCATTTTGTACTGTTCCTCTTGTGACTGTGCCTGTTTTAACATCAACTTTAGGCAAAGCACCCATGATCTCGCCAGTGTTTCTATTAACACGCACACCATCAACATACTCTGGACGTATATCTTTTAAGATTGAACTTAAAGCGGGAACCAGTTGAGCGCCAGCAGGGTTAGTTGCCAAACGACCAAGGCGTGAATATGCGGCATCAAGATTAACAGGTTGATTAGTATATTGTGGCTCAACTCTTTCTTGTGGAGCGCCCAAAGACTCAGTCAAAGCATAAGGACTGCTTGCTGTTTTTTCTCTTCCAAGATAGGTATTAATTGTTTCACTTTGCGCTTGTTGCTGTTGTTGCTGAGTAGGGAAAACATCGCGTTGAATTCCTGCTAACTCAGCCAACAGACCTTGTTGTTGCTTTTGCTTTTGTAAGTTAGGAACTAAGTTCTGTACTGCTTGATAACCAGAGGAAATACCCTGTCCACCAAAAATACTTCCCATAAGGAAAGTGGACAAAGCCTTGTCCTCAACGTCCTTTTGCTCCTCTGGAGACAAGCCTTTAAGCTGATTTTTGTCTAATAAAAATTTCATAATAAACCCTTATCGTCCAAGACCAATACCAAAGCCAGAGCCACTTGACCTGCTTTGCATACCAGAGCCGCCACCAACATTGATACCCAAAGATTGGTTGATGATCTGTTGTTGCTCCAAAGGCAAGTTGCGGATTGCATCCAACTGAGCTTGAGACAACTGCTGTTGAGCGCCACCTTGTTGTGCAAGAGCATTAGCACCCGCAAAGCCCATCTGTTGACCTTGACCTGCAATATTAGAAAGCAATCCACTAGCACCCATACGTTGCTGATTAGCTTGTAATCCTGCTTGTTGGTTAGCTAAGTTAGCTTGCAAGAAGTTACCTGCATTGAACTGGCTTGCTTGGTTGATAGCGGCTTGATTAGCCAAACCACCTTGTTGTTGCAATTGAGCCTGACTCAAAGCCCTTGTGTTCATGGCTTGTTGGTTTGCCATTGCAGCGGCATTCTGAGCAGAAGCACCAAACTGGCTTGCTTGGTTCTGAGCGCCCATGTTTGCCAAATTAGTTGCTTGCTGATTACCAGCATTGAACTGAGCCATCTGATTTAAGGCTTGTTGGTTTGACAGACCAGCTTGTTGCATATTACCTGCATTAAACTGAGCCATCTGGTTAGCGGCTTGTTGATTAGCCAAACCTGCTTGTTGTCTGTTCTGAACATTAAGTTGTCCAGTAGTCAAGTCAACATTCTGGTTAGCCTGTTGTGCTTGCAAACCGCGAGCCAAATCAGCTTGAGCCATCTGTTGTGCATTCTGGAAAGCAGACGCATTCTGTTGACCAACAAAACGAGCGGCATTCTCATCAAAAGCACGATTAGTCTCTGCTTCAGCAATAGCTTGGCGTGATCCACCAAAAGCTTTAGCGGCAGTAGCACTGGCGGCATTTTGTTGTTGTTGAATCTGTCTAGAACGATTTAAATCAGACAAGCCTTGTTGAGTAACAGCTTGTGTATATGGACTCATGTAAGCGCCCATATCTTGCTGAAGTACAGAGCCACCTTCAATGTTGCGGATATCGCCACGATTCATTTGAGCCGCTTGCGCTCTTTCAGCAGGACCTGCACTAGCACCACCAAATTGAGCGGCAGGACCAGCACTGGCGGCTTGAGCAGTACTTGCTTGATAACCAGAAGATTGAGCCATTGCAGCAGGATCAATGTTGGCAGATTGCATCATTGAAGCGCCAACACCTTGTGCGCGAACATTCTGAGGACGATACATACCTGCACTGGCAGCCATATCAGCCGCAAAGCCAAGTTGGTTCATCTGCCGACTATTAGGATCAGCAAATTGGCGGGTTTGCTCAAAAGCCGCTTGTTGGTCAGGAGTAAAGTCAGCGAATTGACGTTGGCCTAAGTTCTCTGCAACACCTCTAGCACGTTCAGTGTTTTGCAGAAACTGCTCTCTCATTGCAGGATCTAGTTGCGATGATGACGACTGTCTTGATTTGTTAATACTCATCTTATATCTCCGTACTCAGATAAACCTTGGTTTCTAACTTGTAGATCTTGTCCATAACTCTTTCCCAACCCTTGCGACCAATCATTGATAACTCTTCGCAACCTTCCTTTTTCCCATGTTTTTCAATGTAAGGAAGTATTCTTATGACTTCGTTCATGTCTCCTGCCGCGAGGAACACATGGATAATCTTTTTTTGTGGGAATTCAAGTATTTCGGTGACGATGGCGGTGTTAATACCAGGCCATAATTGCATTTCATCTTTATCGAGGGCCATTGCGACATCCTCTAGACTATGCGTTCCGTCACTATATTCTAGCGCATTTAATAATAATTGCTCAGATTCTTGAAAATAAGGAACCCACCACTTTGGCTCCCCATTTTCTGTAAAACCACTGCAATCTATCATCTCATACTGCCAGGCTTACCATCAAACCTGATCACACCCACTCGCCAATCATTTTGGGTGTTACCCTGAATCTTTACTGCAATCTGTCTACCAGTCAATCTAACTGAGGTAGGAGAAGACATCGTATATGGGCCATAGTTGTATTTAGTGGAGTTTGGATAGAACCTTGTGCTAAAGCTTGCGTTCACATCACCAACAGTCTTTTCATCAGGAATCAATCCTGTCAGGGTCATTACCCTGTCGCCAACACCCAACTCAACTGGTCCAGACTCAGCAAAAATGGTCTGGGAATCGTAGTTATTGCCTACTTCATGCTCATAGACATAGCCATCTGCATCAACCAGAATAGGGTTGTTAAAGATGCCTTTATCAGTGCCGCACGTACGCACTAACGTACCAATAGCCCAATGATTCTCACGATAGTTATACGTAACATAGGAATCAATTTCATTACTGGATACGCTTGGGTAATACCACCAGATCTCACCAAAAGCAGCGTTATGCACACAATAGACTTTAGATGCCTGAGTGGTGTTCAGGTTACTGTACACAAAATCTGATACATCAGAGGGTAAAGGCTTAACAAAGCCATCAAACATCCAGAAACCTGATCCTGCCATCCAGATACAGGCATTGTCAGTAGCCGCTACTGCTTGTTTAGAGATAACTCCACAACCAGTGCCAACACGCTCAAAACTGTAAATATAGGGTGGACCGATATAGGTTGCAGTATGCACATCCACATCTGTGAACAGAATAGTAGTTCCACGAATTCGTTTTGCACATTGCAATGATCCAATCGTAGTTAATTCAAAGTCACCCGCTTGGTTTGTCGCTGCAGGAGTCCATAAAGTATTGTTTTCTTGGTCACACCACTGAACCTTACGGGGATTCCCACCCGCACCCAAGGCAAATACAAAGCGTTCTTGAGTAACTACAAGACCTGTATTTCCTGTAGGAGCATTTGTTAGAGCGGCAGCATCAGCACCAGTATCCAATTGCCACTCAAGTAACTTACCATCCTTAGATGAGCAACCAACCAGATACTCACCCCATGTGTCTAATGACCATGTAGTGGCAGGAGTTACAGACCCCAAGTCTGGTCTAGCAACACCATAAGCAAAGCTTCCATAAGTGCCATAGCCATAACCAATTTTCTGAACGGCATCAGCATCACCAACAGTAAAACTAGTAGGAGTAATGTCAGTTAATGCGTTACTTTCACTCAGAACATAGAGTTTTGAGTGTGTGCCAATAGCAATTCTTCGGTTATTAGAGTTATCACGCCAATTAAGCAAACCCCTAGCTTTACCTGCTAATTGAGCAGATGTTCGCTTTCTCCACCCACCGACAGGGCGAATAGTTCCCTCAAACCAACGAACTAGGTTAGAGTTGTTCCAACGACCTTTGGATTGATACTCAGTACCATTCTTGAAGACACCTGGTGGAATTTGGAGCGGAATGTAGGCCATATTCTTTGTCAATCAGGTAGGTTAGAAACAAAGCTCATTGTAGCAATAACGCTAGGAACTGCTGGTCTAGTTGGGCTAGTGCTAGTCCCAAAAGCTTCAATACTTACACTAGTATTTTCAGTTCTCCACATAATCTCAATGTAATCATTAGCCGCCATGTCAACAAAGAAATTCAATGCAGCAATGATATGACTAGGATCACCAGTACCTTTTCTTGCTACTAGATGAAATCTGCTATTTGAGTTGTCAATGTTTGTTCCATTCTTGCGAAACCAAATATCTACATCTTGACCATCATTTGTGGTGTTTTTAAACTGAATGGAAAACTGTAAATTGTAAAGACCTGGATTACTTACATTTAATCTTGAAGAATTAGATAAAGTTACACCATTAGAGAAATCTGTTGTGTTAAATGTAATCGCATAGGCAACAGTTGTACTAGCGGCAGTTTGGTCAGTAGAGTCTTGAAACGCACCATAAGGAAAGTTGATATACCTTCCACCCATGCGAGCAGTGATGGATTGGATAGCATTGACCAACTTAATAAAGAATGTCCTCAATGCACCATTGTTTTGATTCTGTATTTCTTGAGAGTAAGCAACACTAGAAGCTCCCAAATTAGGAACTGGTGGCATATCCAGTTGTTGCTTTCCAGACATTACTTTTTAATCCAAGTTTGCCAAACAGCACCTGCTGCCAAGATCAAACCACCAACCCACAAAACAGGTTGAGCAATAGAAGCTATCCAATTAAGAACCTTGACAGCACCTTTAGCCGCTTCAATAGCGCCTACTAGATCACTTGTGTTCTTATCAATGGTATCTACTTTAGTTTCAACTGCAAGCAGTCTTTCGTAGATTTGTGCATGGGTAACTTCTTGCATTATTCACTCCAAGGTGTACCTGTGGCTTTTACAGGGTTCTTCAGCAAAGCAATCTGAGCCGCCAAAGAAGCCTCTGTAGCTGTCTTGTCAATAGATTCCCATACCCAGTTAAGGACTGTGGCTTCTGTGAGGTTTGCATAAGGTACGGCAGGAGCGCCTTCAGCCCATGAGACTGTTGCGTAGGCAGAGGCAGAGTGTTCTCCGTCTACTGCGGTAGCTGTCCAATGAACTACTGAGACAAACCCTGTAGCTACGTCACGTTCCATTGTGTTAATCGACCAAGTTACAGACATATTATTCCTTACAGGTTAGCGGCATCTAAACGAGCCTTGAGTGATTCAATGATTGCTTGTTGTTCTTGGATGCACTTCATCAGCGCATATTGCAAATCGGTCTGATAAATTGACAAACGCATTTTTGGTGCTTCATCTTTCTTTGCCCAATTGCTTTCCATGACCAACTCAGGG